TCACCGCCATCACGGTGTATCTACAATGGATCAACAGCATGGTTACTTTTGCACTGATACCCAAGACATTGAACACAGCACAAGCCCGAGAGCAGACCAAACACATTGAAAATTTATATCTGTATGAACGTGAAGCAGACATGCTGCAGGCGTTCCTAGACATCATTGAAGATGTGGACGTGCTGAGCGGATGGAACTCAGAAGGGTATGACTTGCCCTATCTCATCAACAGAGTGAGCAAAGTGCTCAGCAAGGATGACACCAGACGCTTCTGTTTATGGTCACAGATGCCAAAGAAAAGAACTTTTGAAAAATATGGACGTGAACAGGAAACCTATGATCTGGTGGGCAGGGTACACATAGACAGTTTGGAATTATACAGGAAATATACCTATGAGGAGCGCCACACCTACAGATTGGATGCCATAGGTGAGATGGAATTGGGAGACCAGAAAACTGTGTATGAGGGCACGTTGGATCAATTGTACAACAAAGATTTTAAAACTTTTGTGGAATACAACAGACAGGACGTGCAACTGCTGAACAATTTGGACAAGAAACTTAAATTTTTAGAACTCAGCAATGAACTGGCACACGCCAACACTGTGTTGCTTCAGACCACCATGGGCGCCGTGGCCGTGACCGAACAGGCCATCATCAATGAAGCGCACAAGAGAGGATTACAAGTGCCCAATAGACCCAGCAGAGCGGAAGGTGAGGATACCACTGCGGCGGGGGCCTACGTGGCGTTCCCAAAAAAAGGACTGCATGATTGGATAGGGTCCATGGACTTGAATTCACTGTATCCATCAGTGATCCGAGCACTCAACATGGCTCCCGAATGCGTGGTGGGGCAGTTGCGACCCAATTATACTGAAGCCTTCCTACAGGATCAAATGAATCTGCAAGGCAAATCATTTGCAGCAGCATGGGAGAATAAATTTGGAAGTTTGGAATATGAGTATGTGATGACACAGAGGCGAGATCAGCCCATCACCATTGACTGGGAAGATGGCAGGACGGAGGTCAAAAGCGGTGCTGAGATCTACAAAATGATATTTGACACTAACAATCCAATCATGATCAGTGCCAACGGCACCATGTTCACCACAGAGTTCGAAGGAGTTATTCCTGGACTGTTAAAAACTTGGTATCAAGAGCGTAAAGAAATGCAGATCATGAAAAAGAAAGCTCAAAATGCCAACAATGAAGCAGAAATTGAATTCTGGGACAAGCGACAGTTGGTCAAAAAGATCAATTTGAATTCACTTTATGGTGCCATATTGAATCCTGGTTGTAGATTTTTTGACAAACGCATAGGACAATCCACCACACTCACTGGCAGAACCATCAGCAAACACATGGCAGCAAAGATCAATGAAGTGATCACAGGCTCATACGATCATTTGGGAGATGCTGTGATATACGGTGATACAGATTCTGCTTATTTCAGCGCTTACAAAGTTTTAAAGCAAGACATCGATGCTGGTCTGATCCCATGGACCAAAGAGAGTGTGATCCGACTGTATGATCAGGTGGCTGAAGAAGTCAACAACAGTTTCCGAACATTCATGGGCGAAGCATTTCATTGTCCCAAAACCAGAGCAGAAGTGATCCAAGCAGGCAGAGAATCCATTGGTGAAACAGGACTGTTCATCACCAAAAAAAGGTATGCTGTGCTGATATACGAATCTGAAGGCGATCGCATGGACGTGAATGGCAAGCCAGGCAAGGTGAAAGCCATGGGACTGGATCTCAAACGTTCAGACACTCCGGAATATGTGCAGGACTTTTTGAGCGAAATATTGCTGATGGTTCTGACCAAATCAGATGAAAAAGCAGTGCTGGAAAGAATCAGCACATTTAGAAATGAATTTAAACTGAGACCGGGTTGGGAAAAAGGTTCGCCCAAGCGTGCAAATAACATCGCAGATTATCAGAAGAAAGAGAAGGCACAAGGCAAGGCCAACATGCCAGGACACGTGAGAGCCAGCATCAACTGGAACACATTGAAACGCATGAACCATGATCGTTACAGTCTGGAAATTGTGGATGGCATGAAAGTGATTGTGTGCAAACTCAAGCACAATCCACTGGATTACACCAGTGTGGCCTATCCCACAGATCAGTTGAGAATACCGCAGTGGTTTAAAGAATTGCCTTTTGATCACTCAGCCATGGAAACCACAGTGATCGATAGCAAATTGGACAACCTGTTGGGAGTGCTGGATTGGGATATTAAAAGCACAGAAACCAGCAACACATTCAACACATTATTTGACTTTGGAGATTAGATGGCGCGATACGGCATGGTAGATTTGGAAACATTGGGCACCCGACCAGACGCTGCCATATTGACTGTGGGTGCTATCAAGTTTGATCCACACTCAGATTCGGAGCCCTATGAAGGCAGATACTGGAGATTAAATGTGGATGAACAGACAGCATTGGGCAGAACAGTGGATGATGGCACCATCGAATGGTGGGGCAGGCAGTCATCAGAGATACGTGATGAAGCATTGGGAGACGCAGATCGCGATATCATAGCAGATTTCGTCAAGGAATTTAATAAATGGTGCGTGGGATTGGACCAACTGTGGTGTCAAGGTCCATTGTTTGACTATGCCATCATACAAAATTTATATCAGCAGGCTCGCACTCCTGTGCCTTTCAACTATTGGCAGATCCGAGACAGTCGCACACTGTTTGATCTTTTGCCACAGGATCCCAGAAAGAGCATGCAGAGCAGCCTACACAATGCGTTGGCTGATTGTTACTATCAGGCCAAATGCGTGCAACAGGTTTTCAAACAACTGGGAGTTAAAAAAAAATGAAGATACTATTGACCGGACACAAAGGATTTATTGGCTCACATCTGTGTGATTACTTGACCATGGAAAGAGTGATGCGTGATGGAGTGCTGGAATTCAAACACACTGTGATTGGATTGGATCTAAAAAATGGACAAGACTTGCGCACTTGCGACTTGAACTATGATGTGGATCTGGTGATACATTTGGCTGGATTGGCGCAGGTTCGAGAGAGTTTGGCCAACCCAACAAAATATTGGGACGTGAACGTGATAGCATCCAAAAGATTATTTGATGCATTTCCTCACACAAGAATAATATACGCCAGTTCCAGTTCAGCATATGAACCAGAAAAAAATCCTTATGCTTTCAGCAAATTTGCCATGGATAAGATTGCTCCTGCACACAGTTTGGGACTCAGATTTACCACTGTGTGGTGCGAAGGTGGAAGAGATGGCATGTTTATGACTAAACTGTTTGAAAACAGTATCAGTTACATCACAGAACACACCAGAGATTTCATTCATGTGAATGACGTGATATCTGCCATAGATTTGTTGATGCACAAAGACATCACTGGAGTAATTGACGTGGGCTGTGGAAACAGCAACAGTTTGAAAACTTTGGTAGATTTGGCCGGAATCAAAAATTATGAATCCAGACAAGGCGATGTGCATGAAAGAATGGACAACTGTGCCAATATCAAAGCATTGAAGGATTTAGGTTGGGAACCAAAAGTAGACGTGATTGAGTATATCAAAAACAAATATCACTTGACTTCTTAGCCAGGCCTAAATATAATGAACACAACACAACGGAGAACAAAATGAAAGACATCTTGCAAGACGTGGTAGCACACACTCATCAACTGGGGTTTTTGAGTCTAGTGAAAGTCACCAACGAAGAAAAAACTAAGATTGAGAGCATGGCAGAGGACAGATCAGTTATTCTTTCGGCAACAACCAATAAAAAAGTATCTGAATTTACAGGTACGTTTGGCATGCCTAACTTGGACAAATTGGCATTGCATTTGAAATGTCCTGAGTATCAAAAAGACGCTAAATTAAATGTGATTAGAGCCACACGTAATGGAGTAGAAATTCCAACTCATATTCACTTTGAAAACGCATCAGGCGATTTCCAAAATGATTATAGATTCATGAACACTGAAATAATCAATGAAAAATTGAAATCAGTGAAATTCAAAGGCACGTCCTGGAGCATTGAATTTGAACCCACACTGGCCAGCATTCAGAGATTAAAACTGCAAGCGGCAGCACACACAGAAGAAATTGTGTTCACAGTAAAAACTGAAAACAAAAATTTGATGTTTTACTTTGGTGATGCAAACTCTCATGCTGGAAATTTCATATTCCAAAACAATGTGGTGGGTGAATTGAAACAAGGTTGGAGTTGGCCAATTCAACAGGTGATCAGCATATTGAATCTTGATGGCAAAATTAAGATGAGCATCAGTGATCAAGGGGCCATGCAGATATCTGTGGACAGCGGCATTGCCGAATACAATTACATATTGCCAGCACAGACCAAATAAACTGGCCAGGTAAAATTATGCACACTGACCTAACAGCACAGCAAAAAGACTACTCAGTATTTCTGCCGGCGTTGAGCAGTTTCTATGCTAGGGATCTAGGCAAAGCGAGACATGAAAAAGATTACATCTTGCCACAGCGAATCCCCGCTAACTTTGAGCATGGCATAGAAGGCATGAATTATCTTGTGCCCACCAACACATATTTTTATTATAGATGGCATTTGTACAGTGCAGGTCATGCAGACTTGAACATGGACAAGTTCAGTGCTAGGGATGACATCATAAGAAATCGAGATAGAAAAAACAGTTTTGTATTGGGTGATTCAGGAGGATTCCAGATTGGTAAAGGAGTTTGGGAGGGCAACTGGAAAGATTCCACATGTCCCCGAGCCAAAAAGAAGCGAGAGCAAGTGCTTAATTGGATGGATGCCAACATGGATTATGGTATGATATTGGATATTCCGGCATGGGTTTCACGCTCTCCAGAAGGTGCTAAAGCCAGCAATATCAATTCCTATCAAGAAGCAGTGGACGGCACAAGGATCAACAATGATTACTTCATGAAGAAGAGGACTGGCGCTTGCAAATTCTTGAATGTGTTGCAGGGTGAAAATTTTCAACAAGCGGACAATTGGTATCAACAGATGAAAGACTATTGTGATCCTAAAAAATATCCCACCACACATTTTAATGGTTGGGCAATGGGTGGTCAGAACATGTGTGATGTGCATCTCATATTGAAAAGATTGGTGGCGTTGAGATTTGATGGCTTGTTGGAAAAAGGTGTGCATGATTGGATGCACTTCTTGGGCACTTCTAAATTGGAATGGGCAGTGCTGCTCACAGACATACAAAGAGCGGTAAGGAAATATCACAATGAAAATTTCACCGTGTCGTTTGATTGTGCTTCGCCTTTCCTGGCATCAGCCAACGGACAGATTTACACAGAAGTGGATATCATTGACAAGGAAAAATGGAGTTATAGAATGGCTCCAAGCATAGATAATAAAAAATATGCAGGCGATAACAGAATGTTCAAAGACGCCGTGTTGCAAGAAAAAATATTTGATAATTTCCAGGACAGCCCCATCAGCAAAAGATTGCAGTTGAAAGATGTCACCTGTTATGCACCTGGGGACAAGAACAAAGTGGGCGGTGATCCCAAAACGTCTTGGGATTCATTCAGTTACACATTACAAATGGCTCACAATGTCTGGACACACATTAATGCTGTGCAGGAGGCCAATAGGCAGTATGATGCAGGATTGACTCCTGGCATGTTGATTGAAGAAAAATTTGACAAAGTGGCGTTCAAAGACATAGTGGAAGCAATATTTGCCACAGACAACAGAGACACAGCAGAAGCAGTGATTGAAGAATACAATAGATTTTGGATGAGTATCATAGGCACCCGAGGCGCCACAGGCAAAAAAACAGTGAATGCTTTAACACAATTTTCTAACTTATTTGAGGAGGTATAATGAGCAAAAAAAATAAAAGTTTAACAAAATTAGAACGGGAATTTGATTACTATCATAGAAAGACCGAAGAAATGGAGCAGGAGCGTGAGTATGATAGAAGTTGGGAGGCCAAAGCATTGTTAAAAAATTACAAAAAAATTAAACTGGCACTCAAGACACAGATTGAAAAATATAGGAAACAATTGGGCATATGAAAACACTGGTGATAGGTCTGGGCATGGGCCAACTGTATGCAAAAATTTTAGCACAGTTGGGCCATGAAGTGATCACCATGGACACAGATCAAAGCAAACAAGCCACATTTGTCAATCTTGACACAACCTTGTATGCTCATCCGCAATTAGATGTTGCGTTCATCTGCACTCCCAACAGCACACATGACTCCATTGCGCAAAAGATCGCCAAACATTGTCACATAGTGTTTGTGGAAAAACCAGGAGTGCTCAATGCCAAAAGATGGCAGACACTGCGACTCACGTATCCGCAAACTAAATTCATAATGATAAAAAACAACATGTGGAGGGCGTGGGAAGAAGAATTCCATATCAGAACAGAAGCAGCAGAAGTGATTCATATCAATTGGATCAATCGTGATAGAGTGCCAGCACCAGGCAGTTGGTTTACCACTAAAAAACTATCATTTGGTGGAGTCAGCAGAGATCTCATGCCACATCTATTGAGCATATTCATCAGCATGAACCCAAACAATTACAAAGAATTCAAAGTAAGTTACAATCTTGTCAAACAATATTGGAAACTGGATCAACTCACCAGCACAGAATACGGCACAGTCAATCTGGATGGTGTGTATGACGTGGATGATTGGAATCGGATCACACTGGATAATGGCAAGAAAAAATATATTTTGACTGCTGATTGGCGCAGCATGGACAAGGATGACAGAGCCATACACTGCTATCAGAGAGATAAATTAGTCAGAAGTTTTGAACTGGGACTGTGCCCTGAATCAGTTTATACTGATATGATTCAAGATGTTTTCCATAATATTGACCATGAGGAGTTTTGGAACCAACACAAAGAATATGACGTGTGGATCCATGACACCATTAACAATACTATGAAAGAGGACACAATCCATGTCTAAAACCAAAATGTTATACACCAAAGGAGATGGCACGTTCCACGAAGGCAGCATTGATATTCCTGAATTGAACAATAATCAAATTAGAGTAAAAAATATTATGACGGGAGTGTGTCGCAGTGATGTGGACATGATGCTGGGTAAATTTAAAACACTGCCCCTGCTAATGCAGGGACATGAAGGATTGGGTCAAGTGACTCATGTGGGCAGTGAAGTGGGTGATGTTCAAGTGGGAGACTTTGTGGCCACCAGAGGGGAGCCTGCTTATGCTGACGTGTACAATTGTGATTTGGACACCTACGTAAAAGTGCCCGCAGCGGATCCCAAATACATTGTGGAGCCTGTGGCTTGTGGCATCAATGTGGTCAAACAGTTTGAAACAGCAATCAAAAACAAATCAGGCAACAGCAATAGATTGCTGATCATAGGCAGTGGATTTTTGTCCTATGTGGTGTACACATATTTGCAAATAAAAAATTATCAATTCGACGTGACTGTGTTGGGCAACCACAACAAAGCATTTTGGGGAGATAAACTTACTCATAATGCTTTAGGACTGTTTGATGTCATAATAGATTTGAATACCAAATCAGAAGTGTTTGACAGAAACATGTTCAATGCTGAAGCACTATTAATACTGGCTGCTGAAAAAACAGATTCCATTCGCACTAATTTTGCGCATTTGTTATGGAATGCCGTGACTGTGGGATTCCCCAGTCCTAGAAATAAAAAATTTATAGAGTGTATGCATGAAGCAGTGGACTTTGTCAGCAGAGGTCAACTGGATGTGAGTAATTTTTGGACCAAAGGTTACAGCAGAAGCACTGAATGGCGTGATGCATTCGCAGATGCCGTGAACAGATCAAACGGCTATGCCAGAGGCTATATAGATTGGAGAAAATAATGTTGGACACACAATCAAGAAAGAAGGTTAAATTTTTCATAGGTAAGGAAGTGGAGAACACTGCCATGAAAAATCAGATCACATTGTTTGTGGTGGGCATGCAAAACGTGGCGGACATTGTGAGATATACACAAAGGACTGCTGTGGAGCATGTGTATCTGGGAACCAGTCAAAGTTTTACTCCCGCGACAGAAGAAGATTGGCGTGATTGGAACAATATTATCAATAAACTGTTGGATGTGGGTCTTTGGGTCACATTGGATTATGACGTGCAGTATGCAGAAATGGTGTCAAAAATGATTTGGAATCGCAACAGATATTTTATCAATATGATATCTGTGAAGATACCTAACATCAAAACATTCAATGCCAACACAGTGATCAAGTTGGATGACGTCACTTGGGGTGCTACCAATACAGGAGTGTGGACACATGATTTGGACAAATTGATGACCAAAAAAAACTACACAGATTGGAGTGAATACAGGGGCGATTATCCAGTGGACGTTGACAAGCATTAAAAAAGTTGTTATACTACAAGCCTAAATACTGAAACACATGAGCAATATGAAATCTAAAATTTGGGTAACATTTCGCAGAGAAGGCATACACAAATATCCTGCGGCATTGACAGATCCAAAATTAAAAACTGGTGATGAGTATGATGTGAGTTTTTTGGGGTATCCTCACAGACACATATTTCATTTCAGAGTGTGCATTGAGGTGTTTCACGATGATAGAGACATTGAATTTATACAGTTCAAAAGATGGTTGGAAAACTTGTATGGCAAGGGCACATTGGAATTGGATTATAAAAGTTGTGAAATGATGGCCACAGATCTGTATCAGCAGATCAATTCAAGATATCCCAACAGAGAAGTTACTATTGATGTGAGCGAAGATGGAGAAAATGGTGCCACGATCACGTGGGCAGCCAGTAAGTACGTAACAATTAACTAGGTCAGAAGATGAAGATTTATGTTGTGGATCTAGAAGAAGTAGAAACTAGATATACCAAGCAATGGAAAAAATATCTGCCCATACAATTGAAAAGGCACACCAACATTGAAGTGCAGGTGATCAGCGGAGGACATGCTGTAAAAAGCACCACTCCAGGTGCTTTTTTAAACTTTGGATTCACGAACATTTACAAGAGCATACAACTGCAACAGATCGCTGAGATGTTCAGCGCTGGAGACATCAAGAATGGTGATTATTTCCTGTACACAGATGCCTGGAATCCGACTGTGCTGCAACTCAAATACATGGCAGAATTGCTGAATGTGAAAATCAAGATAGGCGGCATGTGGCACGCGGGGTCCTATGACCCACAGGACTTCCTGGGCAGGCTGATAGGTGATAAACCTTGGGTGCGACATGCAGAGAAAGGCATGTTCGAATCATTTGACCACAATTACTTTGCCACAGATTTCCACATCGACATGTTCCTGCACAATCTTTTGGATCTGGGCAGATTGTCTGACAAAGAAACAGTGGATGAAATGTTCCGCACAGGGAAGATAGTGAGATGTGGATGGCCCATGGAATATTTGGACGCTGATCTCACAGTATACAAGAACATCACAAAGAAAAACATCATACTGTTCCCGCATAGATTGGCTCCTGAAAAACAACACCACATATTTCAAGACTTGGCCAAAGAGATGCCAAAGTATGAATTTGTGACTTGTTTGGAATGTTGTCAATCAAAGAATGACTATCACAATCTTTTAGCAGAAGCCAAATTAATTTTCAGTGCCAATCTGCAGGAGACATTAGGAATCAGTTGGTATGAAGGCGCAATATTGGGAGTCATTCCAATGATTCCCGATCGTTTAAGTTACAAAGAGATGGCGCATGAAGAATTCAGATATCCCAGTGTGTGGACAGAATCTTTCGAGCAATATCAAAAACACAAACACCTGCTGAAAGCAAAAATAGAAGATTACATGACCAACTACAAGAAGTATGCTCCATTCGTACACAAACAAAAGATATCATTGGCTAATAATTTCTTCAGTGGCAAACAACTTTATCAAAGGATCGCAAATGGAAGATAATAACAACAAACAAAAAGTCTATCAAACAGATTTTAGCTACACTGCCAACACAGGCAGCAACACTGTGGCAGCCAGCACCATATCTGTGCCTTATGGATTTGGGGCCTCTTCGGTCAACACCACAGGCATTGACTTTGAAGTAGATGCCATGAAAGGCGTAAATTTCGAAGATTATAAATTGCCCGTAGTGTTCGAGGACATCATGCCCGAAATGCACAGAGTGAAAGAAATGTGTGAATTATATCCAACATTGGACATTGCTTTTCAAAAATTTAAGAACATCTACAACATTGTAATAGATGATTATGACAACAAGATGCAACTGAAGACGTCTTTTTAGATGGAAACTGTTAATAAAAATTATTTCACCATGATCCAGATGCGTGCTGCCATGCTGAACATTCATCAACAGCTCAAGGATCAGCAATGGCAGCCGCAAGTGATATTGGGCGTGAACAGGGGAGGTTGCATACCTGCCATTTATCTGTCGCACAAATTAGATGTGCCACATCACACATTAAATGTAAGTTTGAGGGATCATGCTGAAGATCCAGATTTGCGTGCGTTGGAAAAGGTATATGCTTGGCAAAAACGTGTGCTGATTGTGGATGATATCAACGACACTGGGGCCACTTTTAATTATATCATGAATAACTTTGGCAAACCAGAAAGATTAAAATTTGCAGTGATATTGCACAACACCGCAAGCACATACAAAGACATAGACTACAAAGGATACGTGATCAATAAACTTGAAGATCCTCGTTGGATAGTGTTTCCTTGGGAGCAATGGTAGCATGGACACTCTATCACAGGCCCAAAAAGAGGGCAGGGCTCCCTGGACAAAAATAGTATATGATCTGAAAGATTGTGTATGGTATGAGGATGGTTATCCTGTGACTGAAGGTCACGCCCTGCTGGTTCCCAAAGAAGCCAGTCAGCAGAACGTTACCAAATGTTTTGGATTGGCACTGAAGATAGGCAATGAAAATGTTCAGAAGGGATTGATAGATGGTTTCAACATCGGCATCAACGTGGGTGAAGCAGCAGGCCAAACCTGCATGTATCCACACGTGCATCTGATTCCAAGACGCAAAGGAGACATGGTGGATCCCAGAGGTGGTGTGCGGCATGTGATCCCCCACAAGGGAAATTATAAAAAATGAGCAGAGCACTTTTCATAGGAGACAGTCACACTTGTGGTTATGTCACTGTGCCTAATAAAATAGGTCCAGGCAGTTATACCTATTGGAATGACAACAACTATGCTGAGATTTACAACACAGTGAACGATAAGCCCGTGTGCATCTACGCACATGCTGGCACAACCAATAGAACGTACACTGATTGGATCAAACACATGTTCAATAAGTTTCCAGACATAGACGAGGTATTTCTTTGTTTGGCTCCATTGAATAGGTTTGTGTTGGCCTTTGATGAAAAACTCACAGATGAAGCATTGCCCTTGGATTATTTTGTGCATCAATGTGAACAAAGCACGGAGTCAGTAAAAAAATATTTGGATCTCCTATTGAAAGAAGGTCGAGTACAATTGTACAACAAACCCACAGCTGATGACTACTCGAGATTTCCTGGCTTAAAAATTTCTGAAACCGAAGGATTACAGGAGCCAGACATAAGAAAGAACACTTTTATGGAAATCAAACTGTTTTTTGAATTGAACACACATTTGGAACGTCGTGATTTCTTATTGAACGTGTATGCTTGGGATAGGATCTGTGCAGATCATAAAGCCAAACTTTACATTTTTAATTTCATGAACAGATTGAAATGGCCCAAAAGTTTAGAATATTATGGTCGTTTAAACAACACTACTGTGGCAGAAAAAACCATTGAACAGTTCATGCTGGACAACAATGTCAATCCCGATGATTATCTACTGCATGACAAAGAACACTATAACTTTGATTATCACAAATTGATTGTGGAGAAATACATACCATGGATAAAAAATCAAAAAAAATCTTAATCATAGGCGACAGCTTTGCCTGTGTGTGGCCAAATGGAGTCACAGGATGGCCCAATCAATTGGCCCAACAATATCACGTGACCAATTTGGCCCAAGCAGGTGTGGGCGAATACAAAATATTAAGGCAATTGTTGAACTTTGCGAAAATGAATCCTTGGTGGCAGCATGATTATAATTGTGTGATTGTGAGTCATACCAGTCCCAGTAGAGTGCACACTCCCATTCATCCCATACACAAAGAAGGACTGCACAAAGATTGTGATCTGATTTTGAATGATATAGAATCTCGCAACAGTTGGTTCAATAAAAGTTTAGACACTGCCAAAAATTGGTTCAGATATCACTATGATGATCAATATCAAAAAGATATTTACAGACTGATGCGCAGGGAAATTCACAGAAGATTGGAGCAAATTACCAGTCTGCACATAGACAATTTTGGTATCAGCAATCATTTTGTGGAGGAACGGAATCTGCTAGACTTCAGCATGATCTGGCCTAACTACAGAGGGGAGATCAATCATTACAATGAGGAAGGCAATCGTATTGTTTTGTCACAAATCATTGACAAACTGGAACAGATCTGTTAAAATAATTCTATAAGGATTATAATGAAAGTATCAGAAAAGATTAGGCGAAGACTGATTGCGGCTGGCGCGAATTATCATGCCAACGATAATATTTCAGAACACATCCAACCGGGTGAACTGGAACTGCTGGAAATGGAATTGACTGAATCATTTGCTTCTGTGCTGAACAGCCTAGTGATAGATACCAACAATGACGCCAACAGCAAAAACACAGCGCCAAGACTGGCCAAGATGTATCTGCAGGAACTGATGAGCGGAAGATATCAACCCAAACCCGATGCCACAGCATTTCCCAACGTGGGGGCAAACGCCTACACAGGCATGTTGGTGGTGCGTTCCGAACTGAAATCAGTGTGCAGTCATCATCATCAACCAGTGAACGGCGTGGCGTATATTGGAATTATACCCAATGGCCAAGTGATAGGATTGAGCAAATACATAAGAATAGCTCAATGGTGTGCCAGAAGAGGCACACTGCAAGAAGCCTTGTGCAATGACATTGCCGATGAGATCCAAAAAGCCACAGGAGCCAAAGATCTAGGAGTGTACATACAAGCCACACATGGCTGTTGTGAAAACAGAGGCATTATGGCGCACAGTTCATTGACACAGACCACCGTGTTGAAGGGCGCTTTCAAAGACGATACTGGTACTAAAAAAGAATTTATGGATAATATTAACCTGCAACAACAATTTGCACCAAGATAGGAGACACAGATGACAAATAAAGAAGGACCATTTTACGCAGCATTCAGTGGTGACACCACAGGCGTGATCAAACAGGAACTGGTCACATACAAAATTAGAGATGGTATGCTGATCAAAGAAAGCGTGCATAGAGATTACAGTCAAAAAGGCACAGATTACATTGATTCATACTCTTCAACACCATTGGGAGAAATTACGAATGAACATACAGCCTAAAGATAACAGCCGAGGACATTTTTATATATCGCTGATCAAAAGTGGATTTAGGATTATTGCGGGCATCAGTTTAATATTTGGACATTTTGTCACTGCTGGATTTTTATTCATACTGGCAGAACTGTTGGGAGTGGCGGAAGAATTAGTATAATGAGCAAAATTAAGGTGGCAGAATTATTTTACAGCATACAGGGCGAAGGCCGCTACATGGGAGTGCCCTCGGTGTTCCTGAGAACATTTGGCTGCAACTTCACCTGTGCTGGATTTGGATTGCCCAGGGGCATGAGGAGTGATGAGAATGATAAAGTGTTCGAACAGCACAAACTGCATCCGTTCCGTGATTACAAGGAACTGCCATTGGTCAGCACTGGCTGTGATTCATATGCAAGTTGGGATCCGCGATTCAAGGATTTATCTCCCATGTTGACGTCCGACGCCATCGTGGAGAGAACAATGGAGATATTGCCCCACAAGCGATGGGTGGATGAACACTTCATATTCACGGGCGGTGAGCCGTTGCTGGGCTGGCAGAGATCATATCCGGATGTGTTGGAGCATGCGAAGATGCAGGACCTAAAGGAGATCACTTTCGAGACCAATGGCACTCAAAAATTACATGTGGATTTTAAAAAATATTTGAAAGAATGGAGCCAACGCAACCACAGAAACAAAGACAGTGTGACATTTTCCGTGAGCGCGAAATTGAGCGTGAGCGGAGAAAAGAGAGAAGACGCTATACTGCCCGAAGTGGTGGCGGAATATGGCGAAGTGGGTCATGTGTATTTGAAATTCGTGGTGGCAGATCAAACAGATGTGCTGGAGGCCACGGAGGCGGTGAAGGATTATCGCAAAGCAGGATTTCGAGGATCAGTATATCTCATGCCTGTGGGCGGAGTGGAAAGTGTCTATCATATGAACAACAAAACAGTGGCACAACTGGCCATGAAGATGGGCTATAGATACAGTGATAGATTACAAGTGCCATTGTTTAAGAATGCTTGGGGTACATAATGGAGGAAAAGAAAATGGGGATATTTGACAAAGTTAAAAAAATATTTAAGAAAGAAGACAAAACTGATAACAAAAGCGAATCACATCAAGCACTGATGCGTGAAAAAGAAGCAGCAACCAAGGCAGGAAAACCTTGGGTGGCAGTGTTGGAGACTCACTTGAACAAAGACAACATTAGAAACGGTTTCTTTGAGCTTGACTGGAACAATGCTTTCATAGAAGAACTGATCACAGCAGGATACAGAGGTGAAACCAATGAAGAAATAGTGGAAGGATGGTTTAGAGAAGTCACCAGAAATGTGTTGCAGGAGCAAGGACAAGATGCCACACGTGGTGCTGGTTATATCAATGTTAATAATTTAGGAAAAGACAGATCGGAGATCAGTTAATGACTTACTTGCTTGTGGATTTGGCCAATGTATTTTTTAGATCACGGCATGTGACCAATGGGGACGTGGTGGAAAAGATAGGCATGGCTCTGCACATCACTTTGAACGGCGTAAGAAAAGTTTGGAAAGACTTTGGTGGTGATCACGTGGTATTTTGTTTGGAGGGACGCAGTTGGCGCAAGGATTTTTATCCCCCCTACAAACGCAACAGAAGTGATGCACGTGCAGCACTCACTGCCAAAGAAAAAGAAGAGGAGACGATGTTCTGGGAAACTTTTGACAGTTTTAAAGAATTCATACACAACAAAACCAATTGCACAATGTTGCAAAATCCAAGATTGGAAGCAGATGATTTGATATCTGCTTGGATACAAGCTCATCCCAAAGATCAACACGTGATCATCAGCACAGATAGTGATTTCGCACAACTGATTGCTACCAATGTGAAACAATTCAATGGCATTTCAGAAGTGACCATCACTCAAGAAGGATACTTTGATCAAAAAGGCAATCCTGTAAAAGACAAAAAAACAGGTGAGAACAAAACAGCGCCTGAACCGGAATGGCATTTGTTTGAAAAATGTGTGAGGGGTGACAGCACAGACAATATATTTTCCGCTTTTCCTGGTGTGAGAACCAAAGGCACCAAGACCAAAGTAGGATTGAGGGAGGCATACGAAGACAGGAAGAGCAAAGGATACAGCTGGAACAACATGATGTTGCAGAGATGGATGGATCACGAAGGTGTGGAACACAGGGTATTGGATGATTACAATAGGAATGTTGTGCTGTGTGACCTACGAGCTCAACCAGATGAAATCAAACAAATTATGGCTCAAACTGTGGCAGAAGCGGCCCAACCTAAGGCAGTGGAACAAGTGGGCATCAAGCTAATCAAGTTCTGTGCCAAATGGGACATGCAGAGGATAGCGGATCAAGCACAGAGCTATGCCGAACCATTGAATGCAAAATATCAACAAAAGCAAGGAGTCACTGCATGAGCATGAGGGAAGATCTAATGGTGCAACAGCAGGTGAAAGGTGCCTGGCAGCACATGGTGGCAGTCATGTGTCTAAATCAGACATATCGCAAGCAAGTGAAGGAGATCTTGCCAAAATTATTCAAATTGTGGCCCACACCTCGCAAGATGATACAGGCACCCATCAATCAATTAAGGAAGATGATCAAACCTCTTGGCATGTGGCGCGTGAGATCGCAGAGAATAAAACAAATGAGCACTGAATTTTTATCTTGGGACGGCAAGGATGCAAGAGATCTGTGTGGCATTGGAAGATATGGCAGCGACAGTTATAGGATATTCTTCAAGAAGCAGTACAACATCAAAGTCAAAGACAAGGAACTTAAAAAATACCTTAAGACGAGGAAAACCACATGACAGTGATTGCTAGACCCATCCTGGATGGCAAGTTTTGGATATTAGAATCAGAGGGAGTGAAATTAGGCACATTGTGTCGTCAGGAAGATCACAGATACATGTTCAGGTGTGCCACAGGCACTCGTATGTTTGACAACGAACAACAATTGAGACAGGAATTCAAGGACGATTGGCTGTGGGGCAATTCCAAAGTCACCATACAGCAGGAACCCACTGCGGATTCCAAAACAGTGTATGGATATCCCACCAAGTTTGACCCTTGCAATCCTGTGTTTGACGTGCAGAAGAAATTGCCATTGTTCACAAAGAGCAAAAAATCCAAATCACTGTATTGTGCTGGATATTATATCATCAAATTTGAAAAAGGTTGGGTCAAAAGTTTCTGTCCCAAACTGCTCACCATAGATAGATACCCCAACAAAGGACCATTCAAGACAATGCTGGAAATGAAGCAAGAACTCAGCAGAGCCAACAAACAACAAGGAGACCACACATGAGCACTCCCATCAACACAGCGCCTTTGCAACAGCTGATACAGCAGATCAAAGTAGCTGATCAAAGCAATCAAAAAGAGATAAAAATTGACATCACCACTGCCAAAAATGTGGCCTACACATTGGGCATTGTGATGAGCAGATTAGCAGGCAATTATGAAGATTTACTCACCAAAAAAGACAAAGAAGAAACCATACAGATCCAGATGGATGGAGGCAAACTGTGAGCATCACTGACAAAGAAATAGAACAGATAGCCAGTACCACTTTGCCCAACAACCATTTCAACCCCTACATGACTGCGTCTGAATACTTTGAAAAAGATAGTGAAAAAATGTGGATTAGATTCAGATTAAAGGCGTTTTTTCCCTTGCTTGGCATCAGTTTGATATCTACAATTGCATTGCTGGGTGTGCTGTTTTACGCCCTGTTTTAATGCAGATTCAGTGAGCTTACATCACTGTGCCAAAAAAAATATCTTATCAAAAGACATAAATATACGTGCTTAACTCAAATCACAGTAAAAACATGAGTAGACCAAAGCCTACAGTTCTTTTGGAGAACGTCAACAAGAAAGACTACAAATCCGAACAAGTTTTGGACGCAGAAGCCATCTGGGCAGTGTTTTACAAGAACAAACCATTCAATCTCAAATCATCTAACATGACCACCAATTACCCAGGTCCAAAATACAAGAAGGTTTCCTTCTCCAATCCAGGACATGCGTTCAATCTTGCCAAGAAACTAAACACTCTTTTCAATGTGGAGGATTTCACTGTGGTCAAACTCACACAAGGTGAAACAGTCACTGAAAAATAATGGACTGGAAAACCACCTACACTAAAATTTTCCTGCGCCAGGCCAACATCACTGTGACAGACAGCACCATACGTGAATACATGCCTATCTGGTGGCGCAACAGTCGTGTGAAAGCAGAAGGAGGACTGCGACTCACTGAAGAAGGTCTGAAATTTGTGCAGGAGCGTTTGCAATTGCACACTTATGATGTGCCATTTCCACAGGCATTCACCATAACCACACAGGTGTTGATATTTTTGGATAAGTTCATAGATTGCCCATACTATTTGGCTGCTGATGGAATCATTGTGACCAATGAAAAGAAGGCCATGGAACTTCACTTATTTTCAGGTGACATACGCAAATATGGCCTAATCAAAGCCATGAGTAGACCATTGGAATCCTAGAATTATCCACAAAACACAACAGTATTAAGTCACTGAATCTTAACACTTTTTTCTGGCAAAAAAGTTTGACTTCTTCGTCCACAGATGCTATTATGTATATAACAATAAGGCACTGAAACAAAACAAAAGGAGTACAACATGGCCAAAGCAGACAAAGAAAGTTTAGCGGTTAGACAGATCAGTCCTAACAATGCTAAAAATAGCATAACACACGCAATCAGCAAAAAACGTCCATTATTTTTATGGGGAGCACCTGGTATTGGTAAATCAGACATAGTGCACCAAATTGCCCAAAAAATCGACGCCTATGTGATAGACATCAGATTGAGCCTATGGGAACCCACAGATATCAAAGGTATCCCCTACTACAATGCCAATGAAAATAATATGATTTGGGCGGCACCCAGTGAATTGCCCACAGAAGAATTTTCAAAAAAATACAAAAGAATTATATTGTTTTTGGATGAAATGAATTCCGCAGCACCGTCAGTGCAAGCGGCAGCATATCAATTGATCCTAAACAGAAGAGTGGGCACATACAGGTTGCCTGACAATGTAGTCATTATTGCCGCTGGTAACAGAGAAGCGGACAGGGGCATCACATACAGAATGCCTGCGCCGCTGGCCAACAGATTTATACATATAGAAATGAAAGTGGATTTTGATGATTGGTTCCAGTGGGCCGTGCAACACAACATACACAAAGATGTGGTAGGATTCCTCACATTCAGCAAGAAAGATTTATATGATTTTGAACCTAAGAGTTCAGGCAGATCATTCGCAACTCCCAGATCTTGGGCATTCGTCAGTGAGCTATTATCTGATGAATTGGACGAGAGCACCACAGCAGATCTAGTGAGTGGAGCAGTGGGCGAAGGACTGGCGGTAAAATTCATGGCTCACAGAAAAGTGGCCAAGGACCTACCAAATCCATCTGACATCCTGTCAGGGAAGGTAGAAAAAATGAAGACCAAAGAAATCAGTGCCATGTATTCCTTGACGGTCTCCCTTTGCTATGAACTGAAAGAAGCATGTGATAAGAAAGATAAGAAGTTTAATGACAAAGTCAATAAGTTTCTTAGATTTGCTATGGATAATTTCGACACAGAGATTGTTGTGATGGGTATTAAACTTGCCCTCACGCAATATCAGTTGCCGATTGATCCAGACAGTATCAAATGTTTCGATGAGTTTCATGAAAAGTACGGCAAGTACGTTATTGCCGCACAAAAGGTTACTTCCAAAGAGTAACCTACATGGGGCACTACAGGGTGCCCCATGCACTTTGAAAGAATATGAGCACAAAACAACAAGAAAAATTAAGTAAACTGCAACAGGAAGTATTGGATAAAATTATTGTGGCCAGAGTAGGATTGCTGTTGAGACATCCTTTCTTTGGCAACATGGCCACTAGATTGGGCATTCAAGAATGTGATGATTGGTGTCCCACAGCGGCCACTGACGGCAAAAATCTTTACTACAACAACAAGTTTTTCAGCAAACTTTCTACCAGAGAGATCGAATTTGTGATCGCACATGAGATACTGCATTGTGTGTTTGACCACATTGGTAGAGCTGAACAGAGAGATAGACAAATATACAACGTGGCCTGCGATTACATCGTGAACAACACATTGGTGCGAGACAACATTGGTGAAAAACCCAAAGATATTCCCATATTCCAAGACTTTAAATATGAAGGATGGAGTTCTGAAAAAGTGTATGATGAAATTTATAAAAAATATGATGATAAGCAATTGCAAAAATTAGGTCAACTGTTGGATGAACATCTGGATTGGAATGATGATCAAAGCAATGGTGGTGGCAAGGAAAATAAGGACAACAAAGAAGGTGGCAAACAAAAGAAACCCGCGTTCAGCAAAGAAGAATTACGAAAAATCAGAGACGAGATAAAAGACTCCATACTGCAATCTGCCCAGGCAGCAGGTGCTGGTAATCTTCCCAAAGAGGTGGAAAGAATCGTGCAGAGCATGACCAATCCTAAAATGAATTGGAGAGAGATACTGCAGACGCAGATTCAAAGCACAGTCAAAAGTGATTACAGTTTCATGAGACCCAGCCGCAAAGGATGGCATACAGGTGTGGTATTACCAGGTTCCCAATTTGAGCAAACGATAGATGTCGCTGTGGCTATTGATTCCAGCGGATCCATCGGTGAAAAACAATTGTCCGTGTTTTTGAGTGAAATCAAATCCATCATGGATCAATACAAGGATTACAGAATTAAAGTTTGGACTTTCGACACTGAAGTATACAACGAAAAGGACTTTGGGCCCAACGACGGAGACATATCGCAATATGAAATCACAGGAGGTGGCGGCACAGACTTCATGTGCAATTGGGAGTACATGAAAAAGAATGACATCGTGCCCAAAAGATTCATCATATTCACAGATGGATACACCTACGACAGCTGGGGGGATCCTCACTATTGCGACACAGTGTTTGTGATACACGACGAATATCACAACGACAAAAAAATTGAAGCTCCATTTGGTATCACCACCAAATACGAAGACTGATGCTGCAGAAAAATGGTGAGCCCAACGCTCTAAATTTTTTTGGTATCAGGAAGGTCATCAAACCCTTGCCACATTTTACCTACATGCAGATCCGATTTGATTATGGTTTGCAGGACAAATTGGATGACTGGATACGCATCAATCTCAAAGGCAGATTCTACACAGGAAAAATGCTACAGAACTCCCAGGATAAGAAAGTGGAGTATGCCATCAAAATTGGTTTTGAAGAAGCCAAAGAACTCACCCTATTCACTTTGAGTTGCCCTTATATCATCAGCAGTTAAATAACTGCTGTATATACAAAGGAGAAACCAAAATGAACGAACAAGCAAAACCCGCAGCCGCGCCCGATCAGGTGAAAGCTGCCACTCCTGCTGGAGCTCCAGAAAACAAATCAGGCGATCTCACAGTGCAGGATCTCAACACAATCAAAGCCATCATCGATGTGGCTTCACAGAGAGGAGCCTTCAAGGCAGCAGAAATGCAAGCAGTAGGCACCACATACAACAAACTGGAAGCATTCCTTAATGCGATCCAGGCTCAACAAGCAGCGCAAAACGCAAACAGACCAGCCGCAGCACCTGCAGCGACCGGAGATAAGAAATAATGAGCGAAGTGAAACATTTGGGTAGATTCAAAGACACCAAGGAAGTGGTGGCAGTGGTGTATAGGGTGCTGCCCAGTGATCCCGAACACGCATTGGTGGTACCCACCAGCGGGCTGGAAGCAGATGAGCACACCAGACTGATGGATCTGATCCACAGCGCTGCCAGTCAAACTTCATATGAATTGGCCGAAGCCATGGCCCGTGCCCCATTGGGTGATGGTTCCATAATGCTGGCCAGATTCCACAAGAAGGGATTGATGAAAAAAGTCAAATCCAAAGAGATAGAAATGACTCCAAATCAATTCACCAACATCGGTTTAGATGCTTTGAATGCTGCCATAGCACAGCAAAAAGGTTTGAAGATTGCCGAGCTGGCCATTATGCCCAACAATGAAACTCCAGCCAACACACAGGCCAGA